CTTCATCTGCATTTTTCACCAAGAACTGGAATCCTGTCCTTAAGGCGGCAACAGATCTTGTTGCAACCTGTCCTATTGAATGTGACAAGCCTTCCGCACCATTGATAGTTGCTGTTATTTCTCTTGTGAATGCTGTAAGTTCTGCTGTAAGTCCTGCATCACCTATGGCAACTTGGAACTCTTCAGCGGCATCTTTCATATTTGAAATAGCACCTGTCAATGTGTTGGCACTATCAGCCAAACCTGTGCTGAATGATGTCTGTGATATCTCTTGTATCAATCCTACGATGGCTCTACCATCGTTCGCTATGGTCTTTGTGGTACCTCTGAACTGAACTGTCAGTTTGTCACCTTCAGTCCTTACTTTGATACCCAGTTGTTTGAGCATTTCAAATTCACCAGTAGTGGCATTGAATACTGCTTTGGCAACATCATCAATCCTTCTACCCATACCAGCGGCAATGTTACCTATGTCAGTCATAAATGCTTCAGTTGGCTGTAGGCCAGCATTTCTAAGTGTTATGAATGCTTGGGTAACGTCGTCTAGTTGGAATGTTGTTGTCTTGGTGAACTCTCTGATCAAGTCCATTGATCTCGCGGCCTTCTCTGCATCACCTTCTACGGTTTTCAATACAGCGCCAAGATCTTGGAACTTTCTAATTGTGTTTACGGTGCTGGAAGCCAGTTGTTGGAATCCCAAAGCGGCAACAAGTCCTGCCGCCAATTTGGTCACAGAGCCTAGGCTTGACTCCATCCCTCTAAGGTCTTTTTGAACCTGGCCAAAAGCACGACCAGTGTTATTCTTACCTTCGATTATCAACTGTTCTCTAATAGCCATCTATCGTGTCTTTAACCTTTTCTTTTGTTCCTGTTCCTTATTCTTTATATTCAAATAAGCGATCCAGCCCTTAAACTCTACCTGGGACATTTTCAAAACATCACCTACCGTTATGTGTAGGTGTTCTGCTAGGGCGAACAAAGATCTAAGTTCGCTGTCCCGCTTTAGTTTTTTTCGATGTCCCCAATTGAGTCTTCAGTTGTAGCATTGTTCAAAGCAGTGGCAACTTTGATAAGCACCTGTGGATCTGCTTCGTGCATAAGTGTTACACGATCAGTATCCCTGAACAGTCTCTTACCGTTTTCGTCCATTGCCTTTTGCACAATAGATTCAACTAGACCTTCAGCAGTCTTGCCGCTTGTGGTCAAACTCAATATCTTTGCTTCAGTGGCCATACTAGATGTGCCTCTGTAGTAGACATCTGTGTCCCATTCTGGAACATTGATCTTCATTAATTCTCCTGCCAACTTTGATTTAAAGTGTGTCAGTGCTTTTTGTAGTGTTGTTTTTTGTTGTTCTACGTTGTCCGATTTAGTCATCGTGTTAATCTCCTATTTTTAATGTCACCAGTGATAGTCCTCACTGTGGGTTTGGTTATGCCTCGAGGTGCCTGTTTGGAACGACCTTTTTCAAGTTGTTCTATGTACGGAACAGAATTTTGCACCTCAAATAATCCTGGTCCTTTGCTCGTGTTGGTCCAACCTTTTCTGGCTCTACCACTACGAATAGGTGTGTTTGCTTTGGCAGTCTTTAGTGTTTCCTTAGATACATCTTGTATCAATTGATCTACTGATCGCTCTAACTTTCTGATATCTAGATTACCCGCGAGTCTTGCCTTCAGCATAACACTTACCTATTGTTATACTGTCGCTACTGTTAATGCACCAGTGCCTTGAGCCGCGAAAGAAGCCTCTACCATACCATCTACTGATGATGTGATTGAGAAAGAAGTGATTATCATTGAACCTGATAATTTTCTTCTGCCTGAATCTTCACCTGCAGGATATACTTCGAATGTTGCTTCTGAACTTTCACCAGTCTTAGCCACTAGATCATCTAGAGCGTTGTGTATCACATTTGCTTCATCAAAGAATACATCACCTGAAAAAGTAAATGTTGTTAAACCTGGTTTGTAGGTTCTAACATTTGAAGTTCCCATTGATGTGCTTTCAATTGTATCTTGTGTAGATTCAATTGTGAAGTTTCTTAGATTACCAATTGGATTTAAACCACCAATACCAGCATCTGTGTCGTTAAATTTTACGACTCCATCGTGTCCTGTATATGTTGCCATTATTCATTCTCCTTTGAATTATTTTCAATTGTGCCCAGGTCAATGTTTAATGGCTCTCCATCGTTGAATGGTGAATCCACTTTGACTTGATCTGCTTCAACCTTGACCTTGGCTTTTTTAGGTTTTGCAGATTTTTGAGGTTGAGGTGTCATAGACCATCCGTCTTCTAACATCTCGTTCACTTGTCGCATATGCTTACAAGCAAATTCTTTTCCGTCTTTATATACTATTCTATTTGCCATATTAATTGGTTCCTCGTGTGTATTTATATTGAACACTATAGGTGATTGTAGCCTGTCCCACTGGAAACGTAGTTCCATCATCTACTTGCACTCTTGTGACTTGCGAATGCAGGGCCTTTGAATTCCTTGTTGTGTCTTCTTCAAGTTTCTCACATATGGCTTCAATGATCTCATTCCTTTTTGTGTCAACATTGTTGTTGATTGATGTGGCAGAACTGTCTGCCTGCACTGACGCCACTATCTGATACTCAACCACACCTTCTCTGAGGCCTGCCATCGTGTCATCTAGTCTATCTTCGTCTGTGGTTCTCACAAACACCGCAGGAAACTGCGTCGCCGCCAAGTCGCCCACCGTGAAAGGATTACGGGTTACCAACACTATGTTGGGTGATGTTATGCTTGATAGTTTTGAAACTATATCTACAGCAATATCTTCTCTTACACTCATTATCTCACCAATCTATTGTAGTGTGTGGTTTGTTTTTCTACTTCATCCACTGTGCCATCGCCATCGTAGTCATATTCAATGCCATCAGCCAACACTAGATCAAACTCTTCTCTGAATTTGTTCTTGTAGAATGCTATCATCTGGAAGAATCTGTCATCTTCACCTTGGTGTTGTGTGAGTCTTGGTAAGATGTAGTATGCCAGCACGTGGTATACTGCCGCTCTCTTGAATTGAGAGGCTGTTAATTTTGTTGTATTCATTTCCAAACCAGTTCCTGTGAAATATTTGCTGGTTGGACTCTGTCTAGACACCCTAGGCCACCATTCAACTCTTAGAAGCCTTTGGATATCCGCAGTGGACTTTGTGTGATCTGCTGTGAAGTCAATCACACCATAATCTTTTATCCTTGGTTCATATTCAAGAACATCAGAATCAGTTGCATAGTTGCTCATTAGTATCTCCTATGGTAATAGTGGGGATTGCTCCCCACTATAGATTGTATTATTATAAAGATGTTTCGAAGTGCATTTCTGCGCCATATGTTTCTTCTAACATATTAACACCGAAAGTACCTACACCTACGATCTCAGTTGCTCTTGCTGAAGCATCTCTTTGAGTTTCAATTTTGATGTCTTCACCAATTGCTAGACCGATAGCATCTCTGTGGAATACAGCACCTTTTGATACGCCTGATGCTGATGTGATTGCCGCTGATTCAAATACAGGGACACCACCTACTCTGCCCACAAATCCGTTTACCATCGCTTCATTACCAAGTTCTGATGCTGGTGCACCAAAAGTTGATGTGATTGATGATTTAAGATCGTGTGCCACAAGTGGGTGTAATACACACACCATACCTGCTGGATCTACTGATTTAGTTCTTAGTTTAGCGATCGCTTCGAATACATTCGCCGCGTTCACATTGTCACTTGTACCTGTTCCCACGACAGTAGTTGTGAAATTATCAAATTCTGCCGCGATAGTTTGGTCAAGTTTTAATGCGATTGCTTCACCAAATAACTTACCGATGTCTGCGATCACATTTGATTGAGAATAATTTAATGCTAGGTCTGAAACTGTAGTCATTAAACCAATTTCTGATAATGTGATGTTAGCCACGTTAGTTGATACAGCCGCTGAAGATAGATCTCCGTCTTCTGCAGGTGCTGATGCTGTTTGTTTTGGATAAATTGGAACTTGTAATACTTTACCAGAGTTTCTAGGAACGTTGAAATTTCTTACAAGACCTCTTAATAACGATTTTTCATTTGCAATGAACATCGCTTCTTGAACGATCGGTGATATCAGATCATTCAAACTAGTTGTTGTTGAGTCTGCCGCCATTGTAATGGTCTCCTTTTAAGTTTAAGTTATACGATACGATTCTTCTTACGATATTCAGCATATGCTTTCCTATCGTTAGCATCATTCATATCTAGTTTTGTTATGTCCAACTTTTCACCACTCCCAGCGTCTCCAATTTTTGATGTAGTGCCTGCACCTGATGGTGAAGCGGCCACAAAATGTGGGTTTGCCGTTAAAAATTCATTTGTCAAATCTTCAATACTCATATGATTTCCATCATCTTTGTATCTAGTCTGACCAGTTTTAGGATCGATTATCTCAACGTCTCCACTTTCATTAAGTTTGACCTGGTCCTTGATAAGTGTCGCCACTTGCCCTGGATTAACGGCCTTTAACTTTGAAGCGGTGTCTAGCAAAGCACCATCAACTCTGATGTTCTTCACTTGTGACATCAATTGGTTGATCTGTGCGTCTTTTTTCTCTGCTTGTTCTTTGAGAATACGCTCAAAATCACCTTTTGCTTTCAGTTGTGCTTGTCTTTCCTTTTCTGCCTTATCAACAAGTTCTTGATATCGATCAATGTCAACTCCGTCATACTTTTTTTCGTACTTTCTTCGTTCTCTTGCAACTCTATCAGCAACGACCTTGTCTAAGTCAGTTTGTGTAAAAGTCTTTACCTCTGATTCTGCTTGTTCTACTTTTGTATCTTCCGCAGGAGCCTGAGTTGGCTCAGTGTTTGTGTTTTCCAATTCACTCATTGTGTTCCTCCTTTAAAGTTATGAGTATAACTCCAGCATATATGCTGTGTTTTTGTATTTATGGCTTCTTACGGCCTTTCATTTGTTGCCTCACTTGTGATAACTGTTTTTTGTCTTGTTGTATTATCACAGGCACCAAAGTCTGTTTGTTCTTGCCTTTTGTGTAGGCAGGATGTGAGAAGAAGTATATGCAGTTCCTACTCTCACGGTTCAAATCGTTTACCACTCTCTCCATTTCATCAACAGAGTAAGGACAATGTTGCCAAACAATGGCATTCCATCTTGAATCCCAATCACAGTCTTCCCATATGATCGCATCAATGTCAAAATCTCTGATATCAAGTTTACCATTCTTGTATGCTTGATAACTCCAAGGGCACACGTCTTGTATGCTTTGGAAATATTTTGGCCAACCCTTCATAATGATTTGGAGCATTACTAACCTCTAGATGATTTTCTTTTTCTAGACGTCATTCTACGACCAGATTTCTTCTTCTTGTCGTCTTTTTTGTGTTTTCTACCTCTATGCATCGTCATTTCCTCCATTTTGGTTATTGAAAAATCCAGATATCTCTGGATGTAGTTCCATAATCTGTGCATCAGTGTACCCCTGTTCTACCATCTTTCTCATATGTGCTATCATATCAGCGGGATTGGTCATCGGTGGATGTTGTGCTTCACCTTGGGCCACCATCTGTTTCATAGTGTCCAACATCACAGGAGTATCTTGTTGTTGTTCTTTTATCTCGGCTAATCTATCGTCGTCTTTGACCAATGCGTCCGCCAACATATGATCTATCTCTTTCAATAGTTCCATATTTTCTGGTTTTGTTTCTTTGGCTTGTTTCAATAACGCAATAGTATTGGCTTTGTCGTGTATGTTGAATGAATCAGGATAGTCAATTGTTCCATCCCACACTTTGCCTTGCCACATCGACCATAGTCTCCAAATCTGTTCTTCAGCAAGTTCTAATAGGTCTGCTTTTTCTGATAGTCTTGCATTCAAGATTTGGAACTCTGTTTCCAATGCCACTCCGGACATTGTTCTTGTGGCAGTTGATCTCGTGCCACCCAAGTTGGCCATCCTGTTGACTGCATTTGCCTTGGAATCCAACGAACTCAAAATGTTGTCTATGCCTGAACCTGATGGTTCCAACAAGTAAGGTTTTAAATTTGAATCCAAGTCATTTGGCAAGTCAATTATGGCACCTGCACCAGCCGCCGCTTGTGTGTCTGATGTTTTCACAAGTGATGGGTGGTTTGATATTCTCACTATCTGTTCTAGTTCTGATAATTCATTGTATATGCTTCTCTGCATATCAGCGATGTCAGATATATCTGATATACCCACACCTTTTTCTTTTGATCTCTGTGCATAAACAGGCACGCAAGGTACTTTACCAATCTGATTAGGCACTTGTTCAACTATTTCTTCTTTTGATTCACCTGTCAATCCACCTTGCTGTCTGTATAGTGTGTTTGATTCAGGTGTTATCTCTCTGTAGTATCCGTATTTGTCATCACCACCTTCGAATATCCTGATCATTGACAGTTCATACACTCCGCTTGGTCTCCTTGTGTACTTCCAGTCTACCACGTTCTCCGGTGTGAACATCACAAGATATGGTCTTATCTGTTGTTCTAGTTCTTCTGCCCTTGTTGCCACTTGTGTGTTTGGTTTGTCTACCATAACCCATACGTGACCATATATTGAACTCTGTGTTGACACATCTCTCATAAATGCGTCAAATGTTCTACCTTCATAGTCCGCATCTTGAAAGAAAGCATCTAATCCTGGATCATTTGTGATAGATCCATATGTTCTCTTTGGTGGATTCCTAAACAAGAAACTGTTGTAAGTTTCAATAACTGATTTACAGTGGTTGTCTAGGGGTGTCTGTTTGATCCTGTTTTCATATTCTTCTGTAGATTCTAAGAAATATTTTGTTAGATATCTACCTTCTCTGTATTCATTACCGCCGTGATATGAATCACTGTAATATAACCAACGAGCAATATTGTCTTTCCAATATTTGTTCACGGTGATACCGTAATATTCTACTCTATAGTTGGTGTCAAAAGCATCGTATATTGTTGCCATCGTGTGTCCTTATCTTGTCATTGTGGGCATAGACCAAGTTGTATTATTATTGTTATTTATTGTCTTTGTACGCACGGGATATATGTAATCCACCAGATATCCCACCGCATCTGCCATATGTGAAAGGTTCTCGTTGTTGTCTGGTATTGATGTGCCTGCTTTGTATATCTGTTTCTGCAGGCTCTTCAAAACATTCTTGCAGGCAGGGTGCACCTTCAACTTCACCGTGCCATCAGCACTCTTCAATGCACTATTCACGGCATTGACCCTGTCTCTTATGGGTGTGTGACTGGTCCTAACTTTCACTTCAAGGCCAGCATTCTGTAATATGGATAGGTCAGTCCTACCACCTGCTGATGTTTTTCTCTGTCTCGATGCAGGATCTGGATACACTATCAGCCTGTGTTTTGGATATCTCGTCCTTAGTTCTTGCACCAATTCATCTGTGTTTGATCCATATATTGATATCTCATCAAATATGATCAGTTGTTCTTTGTGTCTGAATCCTATGCAGGCACTCATTGGATCTATGTTGAAATCCAATCCTACCAATAGTGTGTTTGGTATGTCCTGTGTGTTCTTTCTCATAAAGGCCTGTGTGATGTTTGTTTCCGAGAAGTTGTAATACACTTGACCACTGTATGTTTCAAATGATGCCATATATTCTTGTCTGAATGTTCTGTCATCTAGATCTCTCTTGGCTTGTTCTATCTCTTCCGCGGGCACTTGTCCACCATCCAATGTTGTGAATTGGAAACTGGCCCATTGTTCTTTGTCTGTCCTAGCGTTGATGTATATGTCGTGCAACCAATTACCCAATCCTTTTGGTGTTCCTGTGAACAATGCTGATCCCTGTGTGTCTGACAAGGTGGGTCTCAATACCTCTGTCCAGGCCTTCTTGTCTATGTCTGCACATTCATCTAGCACCAAAAAATCTATCCCCACACCTCTTAAACTGTCTGAATGATCCGCACCTCTTAGGCATATCTTAGATCCATTCTTCAATATCAAGTGTAGATCAGTTTCATTATAACGATCTACCCAGTTAAGGTCAAGTAATTTATTTTTTATCTTGTCCCATACTATCTGTTTGGCCATCCTATAACTTGGTGCCACATACCATACCAATTGGTCAGGTTGTGCGGCCGCTTTACACAATTCTCTGATTGCTAGGTGCGTCTTACCAAATCTTCTGCCTGTGACTAACACCCTGAATCTTTTGTTGCTTTGTGCAACCTGTTGTTGTGCATCACTC